CATCATTCTGCGCCGTAAGGCAAACTGCAAGGGTATCATGCGCTCACAACCTCCTGTACTGCCCACACACCATCGAACACATCAAATTCATACGCTTTAGATGCTTCAATGGTAGGGGCCGCGCCCATAAATGTGCCACTAAATGACACTGATACGCTGCTTCCCGTAGAAAACATGCCGTGCGCCCAGCCGGATGCGGGCGGGGTAAACACGTATGTACCCACAGGAGAGGATACGTTATATATGGTGTTAGCCGTCAGTGCCGCGCCGCTGGCGGGGAGGGAGGAAGCCATAACAGGTGGGGTCAGGTAGTCCGTGTCACCTACGGCCTGTGTCACTTTGCCGCCTGCGCCCTTGAGCAGGCCGTTAATGTTGGTCGCGGTGTCGGCGGTTATCTCGTTGGGGCCTGCGGGGCCCTGTTCGCCCTGTGCGCCCGTATCGCCTTTCGCTCCCGTGTCGCCCTTTGCCCCCTGCGGGCCCTTGATATCAACGCTTGCGGGGTTATCCAGCCCGCCGTTGTTACTCCAAGATATAACGCCCTCGGCGGATACCGAGGGGGTAAAGTATGGGCCGGGGTCGCCCTTCGCGCCGTCTGCGCCCTTGGGGCCTTGGATACCCTGCGGGCCTTGCTCACCCGTATCGCCCTTGGCGCCGGGGTCGCCTGTCGCGCCTTTTTCGCCCTGCGGGATGCCGAACTCAAAACCAAATACCTTTGCGGTGTCCGCGCCGCTTGCCGTTACCTTTACGGTGGCGGCGGCTCCGGCGGTGAGGGTGTTTGCCGTGGCGGTAGGCGTGCCGAATCCTGCGGCTGTGCCGGGGTCGCCTTTTGCGCCGGGGTCTCCCTTGGCTCCGGGGTCACCCTTGGCTCCCTGCTCTCCTTGTATGCCTTGCTCGCCTTGTATGCCCTGCAAGCCCTGCGGGCCTTCGGGGCCTTGGATACCCTGTTCGCCCTGTATACCCTGTTCGCCCTGTGGCCCCCTTATATTGACTGTGGCGGGGTTTTCCAGCCCGCCGTTATTACTCCACGACAAATCGCCGTCAGCGGTCACAGAGGGCGTAAAGTGCGCTCCTGCGGGGCCTCGTTCACCCGTGGCTCCGGGGTTGCCTATAAGCCCTTGTATACCCTGCTCACCTTTGGGAACGCCGAACTTAAAGGTGAACACTTTTGCGGTATCTGCGCCGGAAGCTGTCACCTCTACAGTAGCGGGGGTTCCCGCGTCAAGGGTGGTCGCCGTGGCAGTGGGTGTGCCGAATCCGGCGGCTTCGCCCGTGGGGCCTTGTTCTCCCCTTGCTCCCGTGTCGCCCTTCGCGCCGGGGTCTCCCTTGGGGCCCGTATCGCCTTTAGGGCCAGTGGGGCCTTGTTCACCTTTTGCGCCTTGCAAGGGGCCGTTTTTTACCCACTTGGAATTTACGCCGTCCCAAATATATATATCATACGGTTCGCCCGCGCCCACGCCGTAAGCGTCACCAGCGGAGGGGTTAGATACTCCGGCTTGCAATGCGGAGAGGGAAGCGTAATAGCCCAACACGGCAAATCCTTCGCCCGTGTCGCCTTTGGCTCCCTGTGCGCCCTGTGGCCCCCGTATATTGACTGTGGCGGGGTTTTCCAGCCCGCCGTCATTGCTCCACGATAAATCGCCGTCAGCGGTCACAGAGGGCGTATAGTGCGCTCCTGCGGGGCCTCGTTCGCCCGTGGCTCCCGTATCCCCCTTTGGGCCCGTGTCTCCCTTGTCTCCGGGGTCGCCCTTGGGCCCTTGGATACCCTGCTCACCTTTGGGGCCAGTGGGGCCCGTTTCTCCTGCGGCTCCCGTGTCGCCTTTATCGCCTTTCTTGCCTTCGGGGCCTTGGGGGCCGACGGGGCCAGCGTCGCCCTGCAAGCCTCTTTTGCCCTCCGGGCCTTGCGGGCCGGTAGGGCCTTGCTCACCACGGGGGCCTTGTACACCTTGCGGGCCTTGGGGGCCTGTGGGGCCTACCTCACCCTGCGGGCCTGTGGGGCCTGTCGCGCCTAACGCCTGGGATACTAAGTCCTGCACCTCGGCAAGAAGCTGTTCCGCCACGCTGGGGGTAGGAAGGTTGGAACCGGGAAGGTCGGCGATTATCTCAATGGGCCGCGTCCCCGTCCACTTGGCTATAATGTTCTTTTCATCGTTCGCCAGAGTGGCTAAAAGTGTGAGGTTCATCATGCCCCGCTTGCCCGTAAACAGCGGCGTGATATGCCATGTAAGGGTTATATCTTCCCCCACATCTTTATACAGCACATACCTTGCTTCCGTGCCGTCCATAGGCCAATACGCCTTTATGGTGAACCCTGCGGCGGCAAGGTCTACATCACGGGAATCTAAGGGTATGCTGATAGTGACGGTATCCGCCAGACTTTCACCCTCGATAACAAGGGACTGTATAGGGGTGGTGAGAAGATACTTTCCGTCAACCGTTATTCTGTGCATTGTTCGTCCTCCGCAAGTTTTTCTAAGGCCAGAATACAGCCTAATTTCGCGTCTAAGTCCGCTTTCGCTACAACGGGTATAGAAGTATTAAGTGTGCGTATTATCGCTTGTATAACGGCTTTCTGTTGGTCTGTCATTGTTCTAACCTCTTTATCCTTTCGTCAAGTTGTCTAAGCAGGCTATGTGTAGCCTGTGCGTCAGCCCACAGAATAGCCGGAACGCGGTCGTATTCCACCGATTCAGCTATTACCTCCCGCGTTCCTTTGTCGGTTTGGTAATCTACCAGCCACGGAAATTCCGTTTCAAGCTCTTCGGCGATAAAGCCGTAAAAATAGCGGCCTTTGTCTAAGCCGCTTTTAGGAGTATATGTGACCGCTCTCACACGGTCTATTCTGTCACTTACGCTGTCATACTCCCTGATATCGTGTATCTCCTTTTTATATCGTATGGAAGATGAAACCATACCTAAAGAGTATCCACCGCCACCCGAATATGAAACTAATCGAGTATTGGCACTGCCGCTTGCGCTTGGTGGGGATGTCATAAAGAATCTGTTATCAGTCGTTAAGTTACCTTCAGCATATAGATTACCTTTCACTGATAGCCCGGTATATCCCTCTATATCCACGGCTCCCAAGGTCAGTTTTCCGTATATATTGCCATACAAGGTGACACCGTTACCCGTAAGATTGTTTCCGTTTATGGTAAACCCCGCAATCGTACCGCCTGATGCCTTAAGGTTGCCGGTGGTCACTGAGCCGCTTATGGTGGCGTTTACGCACGTCATCTTGCCGTTGGTGTCTATCTTGAAGTTGTTGTTCGCCGTGACAACGCCGTTAAGGTTTATCTTTGACGCGCTTATTGATACCGCTTCCGAGCTTTGATTTATGGTGGAAATAATATTGTCCTTGGTGACAGTGCTCGATAACCCCTCGGCGGTTATTTCAAGCTGTGTCTGCATACTCTGCGTCCACGTGGTAGGCATACATACGGTGTTATCTACTACCCACGCCGAACCCGTGTAACGCTTTATTTCCTTTGTCGAGGGATTGTACCAGTATTCGCCCTCCTTTGCGCCCGTAGGCGTGGCGGTCTGATTGTATTTAGGGGAGATGACCGTCTGCCACGCGGAACCCGTCCATACCTTTATCTTGCCATCGTTGTACCATTGATACCCCGTGTTCGCGGTTTTCTGGTCATCGTCCCACTCTAAAGAGGGGTCGGTGTCGGATTCAACAGGGGTCAGGAAAGCTACCCGTGTGACCGTCTGCTTCATTCCCTCAACGGTCATTTCTATTTCATGGGCTGCGCGTCCGGCTATGAGCGTCCGGCGGTTCTCCGCGCTTATGGCGGGGCGTGAGGGGGAGCCGGAGCTTATGTACTGTATCCTTGCCCTGCCCTTAAAGGTCAAGTCCATGCGGTAAATGGGGAAGGTATAAGTTCCATCGTCCGTGACTGCCTTTATCAAGTCGCCCGCTTCCAAAGACCAATCGCCCTTTGCGTCCAGCTCGACAGGCGTAAACGCCGCAAAGGAGTTTAAGCGGTTATAGATAACCTGTGCATAAGGTCTTATCTGTGCATCGGTATAGCCATACAGCATAGGGCAGTCTATTATCTGATAAGCGTTCGTCCCCGTGCCGACTATTACGCCTATGTCCTTTTCGGAAGCGGCTACCTGTAATTTGTCTATCTTGGCTACCTGATACTCCGATACCACGGCGTTATAATAGTCCGCGGAATTGGCGGTCTTATTAAAGGTGACATTGGTATTGGTGAACCACGCCAGTTCACATACTCCGCTTCGGGATATGCGGGCAAAGGAACACGCCGCCTCGGCTATCCATTGCAGAACTTCCCGGCAGAGAACATCTTGCGTCCTGAACAGCGGCGAATCAAAGGTTTTCCCCGAATTGGGGAAGTCTGCCATTGAAGCAGGTACGCCGACATGAGCGCAAAGCGATGTGAAAATATTTTTTAGTGTAGTCGGGTACGAAAGAGAATTAAGAAAAGTATCTGCGCTCACATCAAACTTTACCATTCTGTCATGGGCGGTGATGCTTATTTTTTTAGGTTTAAGTTTGTCGGGCTTTTCGGAGATAAACACGCCCAGAGGAACATATTCGTATTCTTCCCCCACGAGTACGCCTATCGAGGCGGTGAACTCCGTGCCGTCAAAGTTAAAAGAGGACAGCCCCCCGTCAAAGTTAAGGAGTTCTACCCCCAGTTCTGCGGAACAGGCCGCGCCTATCGTCAGTTCTTCGTCCTCGAAAGCCATGCTTGAATAGGTCAAACCGGAGATTGAGAGGTTTTGTTCCGCTATCTGATTTTCGCCGAATGTCAGCTTTAGCTTTTGGGGCTTGCCCGACATTACGGCGTTACGAAAGCCTGTGCTTACTGTGTACATTTTGCCTCCAATAAAAAAGACACCCGAAGGTGTCACGGAGTTTATTTTCTTACTGGCGCTCCCACATTATCACGGAACGAGCCAGTAATAATTTTGATTAGATCGCTGATAGCTCCAATCATAAAGTAGTTCCCTGTGATAAGCCTGAACAGCCCCATTCTGCGCCCTACATACCAGTAGTAAAGCGGCAGAATCCCCAATCCACACAAGAACCAGATTATAAGCAGTACAATTTTGCTCTTATCGCTTGCAACAGTAACATAGTTCGCCATAACAAAACCCCCTAAAGATATGTAATTTTATTATTACGCCTTTAGGGGGAAGTGTCAATACTCTATTACCGTCATGCTCAAAGAAATATACGCCTTGTTCTTATCACCTTCGGGGAACCAGATAATTTCTTCTTTCCTGTCGCCTACATAAAACGTGCCGGAATAGTTACCCGCAAGGGTCTTAGGGTTCGGACAGGTAAAAGGAAAGCTGTCGGAATCGACAGCCTGTAATATCGCCGAGCACAGCTCCCATGTCAGCACGTCCCACGACAATTCAACGGTTAGCTTCTGCGCTACCATTGTTCGGTTGAGTGTGCCGGAAGCGTCTCTTTCAGCCTCCGTGTCAAGGTCGGCGAGCGTCATATTCAGTTTAGAGGGGTCGGGGAGCGTATAGCTCTCCACCTTTAAGCCTATATCATATCTATACATCACACGTTACCTATGGCAATATTGTTCATATTGACCGATTGATTGACTATTCTGCCCAGCTTCGCAGAGGGATACAGTGCTATCTCCACGTCCTTATCCGCTATTCTCTTGAGCAGGGCTATGATGGTTTGAGTATCCTTATCGTTCAGCCCGCCCATTATGGATTGCAGCTTATCAAGGGGGGCTATAACTTCGGGATTGTTCTTGGCGTTGGCGTATTCGCCCACCTGCGCCAATGTGTCACCATACACCAGACCGCCCTTTGCAAAAGCGGGAACTCCTATGCTCGTATCAACACTCAATGCGCCCTGCAAAGATTTAGAAATATCCGCCATAGACCGCACGGCGGCGGCCTTTCCGCGCTGGATGCCTTGCGTCATGCCCGCCATAATGTTTCCGCCTATTCCGGCGAATACCTTTGAAGGAGAGTGAATGCCGAATACGCTCTTTGCGGCATCTATAACGCTTCTGAACTTGTCTGTTACCCAATTTTTGAATGAAGTCCAGGCGTTATTTATGCCCTGCTTGATACCGTCTATAATAGCGGAACCAACTTCCTTGAGCTTGTTAGCCGCGCCGCCCACTATGCCGAACGCGCTCTTAATCGCATTCATTACGGGGGTGAAGATATTGGTTACTACCCATGCGCCGATTGTGGCAAGAACATTTTTAATACCTTCAAGCATACCTTGAATAACATATCCGCCCTGTTCCGCCATGACGGTAGAGGGAGAGTGAATGCCAAATGCCCTTTTGAACCCTTCGATGAACGGCCTGCATATATGCTCATATATCCATGTGCCGATATTGACGAGAGCATCTATGATACCCAAGAACAGGCCAGCAACAACATTGCCTCCAGCTTGTTCCATAATGCCCCTCCACCACTCCGTTACGCTTTGCCATGCGGGTTCTATCAGCCCGACAATGAACGCCGTAAGGCCGCCGAGAGCCGCTCCGATGCCTTCAAAGAGCTTATCCACCAGCCCGCTCCAGTCTATAGTTCCTATAAATTGCGCTACCTTGTCGCCCAATTCCTGCCAATTTACCGTTTCAAGCGTCTGAATGGCAACGTCAAACAGGCCGCGGAACTTAGCATTAAGCATTTCCGCTATGAGTGCCACGTCAAGGTTTTCCACCCATGCGTTTATAGCATTTCCTAACCCCTGCCCTAATCCGGCCCAATCGGTTTGCGACCGGAATGTATACAGAATATCGATTATGGCGTTCATGCCGTCCGCTATGGTTTTGCCCATCAAAGACCAGTCAAAATCAGCTATGAAGCCGTTCATACCGTCCGTAATGGCCTTCATTATCTCTACACCCTTAGGCCGCAGGGTATTGTTTATCCAGTTATCCAGAATAGACATACCCTTATTCATGCCTTGGGCGATTATCTGACCTACACCATACCAATCACCTGCGGCAATAGCGGCTTTAAGCTTGTCTATCCATTTTGCTATATCAGTCGGGAGAACATCGGCTATATCGGTTTCCTCAAACATTTTACCGATATCTCCGGCGCCACCGCCGCCGCTGTCCTTCTGCTGCTGGATAAGGTTGATCTGGTCGAATCCCGCAAGGGTTCCTTTCAGTTCTTTTGCGGCCTTGTTGGATTTATTGAGGGATTGAGCGTAATCCTGCTGGACATAAGCGGCTTTTGTGAAAGTGCTTTGCCCTCTTAGCTTTGCAAACATCGCGCCTATCATATTGAACAGGTTAGCTATTGCCATCGTGACTTTTGTTATGACGGGCATAATGGCTTGCAGCGCGGGCAGGAATGCGCTTGCGATAGAGTTCTTTGCATAAGTAAATCCGCTCTGAAGATCTGATAATGTGGCATTAGCTTTTTGAGAGGCCTGCGCCATATTCTTAAACCCTTCCTGCACACCCATTATTACGGCGTTTATACTTCGCCATATAATCATACGGGATAGGATTTTGCCGACCGCTTTACCTAATTTTGAAAAGAAACTGTGTGTTTTGCTTATCGCGCTTTTTGCTATGGACGGCAGTTTACTAAAAGACTTCTTGATTGAAGAACTCATTTTAGTAAACGCATTTGCGCCTTTCTTGGCTGCTTCTTTTGCCTTTTCAACCAGCTTAGAAAAACCGCCTCCGCTATTGCCTATTTCTGCCTCGGCTTCCTTGGCCTTTTCTTTCATCTTCTGTATCTGCCCGGTCACAGACAGGATTTGCCCTCGGACACGTTCAAGCCCCTGCCCTGTGCCGCCGCCCTCGGATAGCTTTTCTTCCGCGCCTAAGAGCCTTTGCAGCTTATTATAAAGCTCGTCGAGCTTCATGTTGAACAGCTCGGCAGTATTCGCTTCCTTAACAAACTTTTCCGCTAAGTCACGGCTTACGGGCTGGGTTTCCTTCGGTACTAAAGCTTCCGCTTCGGCTTCCGGGTTACGTCCCTTATAGGCGTTCGCCCCGAATCCGGCAGGAACCTTGCTCATCGCCTCGTCTAATCTGCGCTCTACTTCCTCGGCGGTCTCCGCGACCTTATTTAAGGATTCACATTGCCCGTCCGCCATCTGTTCAAACGCATTGCTCTGTTCGCTTGCGCTGGCGGATATTTTGCGCGTCTTTTCATTGAGCATTTCGGCTGCCTGTGCGGCTTTCCGCTGCGCGGCTTCAAGCGCAAGGTTTGACTTGGCTATATCGTTCGCGTACTTCACCCTTGCGGCTTCGGTTTTAAGCGCTTCCCTTTCCGCTGCGGCTTGTGCGCGTATGGCCTTCGCGTTCTGCATACTGCTTGCCGACTGCTTTACAAATCGGTTAAGTCTGGTTTCCAGTTCGGTCAAGACCTTCTCGGCGGTTGAAGCATCACAACCGACTAAAATTTGTAATTCTTCAACGACCACGGACATACCCTCCGAATTTATTTCTTATTTCGTCTATCCTGTTGTCAAGGCTCCGCTCCCACGACGCTGGAACAAACAGTTCTTCGTACTTCGGCAAATCGTGCTTAGTCTTGGAGAACATATTGCTTATGTTGGCGGCAATAAACCTTGATACCATCACGCTTGAATAGTACATTTCCCTGCACTGGTTTTCCTCGCGGGCTTCGATATAGTCTACAATATCGGCGGGTTCATGCTCCCAAAACTGGTTTGGGAGCATTCCCGCCATGCTTGCACGTTTGAGCAAATCGTAGATTATATCGGTGAAGTCCTTTTCAATGCTTTTCTTAACGTCCTCGAACTGCTCTCTTAGAGAACGACGCTCTTTGCCACGTCCGCCGCCGCCGCCGTTATCGCCTCGGTCATTGCCGCCGACATATCCAGCTTGTTTAAGGGCTCCCTCATATAGTCCTGAATGCTCTGCCCTTTCAGGTCTACACGACCGAAAAAACCCATACCGTAAGCGAAGTTCACCAGTTCGGTATAGATATCCTCCATGTAAGTACCCTGCTCCATGAGCTTATCAAAATCATCGAACACGGCCTGCTTGCTCTTAGGTTTGGGGTTTGCAAACGACATTACCACATCTGCAAAGAAATCCAAATCGCCCTGCTCGTAGGCGGTGAGGAACTTTACTTTGAGATTAGGAGCGCCTATTTTCTGTTTGAGGTCGCAATAAGCCTTGCAGGAGGCTTTAAGTTCAAATTCACCGATATTCATACTACTCTCCTTTATGCGGGGGTGGTCACGGATTCGCCGTTGAACAGGTCAACATAGGAAGTCGTTTCGCCCTGGAATGCGATATATACGGAATCGCCGACAAGGTTGACGGAGAACGCGCCGGTCTGGGCGTTGTTCGCCTGCTGTCCGCCCGCGTACATGGATACGACCTTGCCCTTATAAAGAATGCCAGTGCCGAGCTTGGTAGCATCGGAAGGGATTTCGTACTCTTCGTAAATCCAGATAACATCACCGACTAGAAGCCCCATCTTCGCCATATTGCCGGTCTCGGCGGTGAAGTCGGGAACAAAGGAATACTCGAATACAGGCATTTCCTGCTGACCTGCGAGGTTACGCACGAAATATTCAGATATAATGTTTACGGAAACCTCGGAGGGCGAACCGCCCTTATCGGGGGTTTGGGTAAGACCAGCTATCTCGGTCTTGTTTGCCATAGTGTAAGCGGTATCATAAAATACGCGCTGGCCTACGGAAGCTTGATACTGTGCCATATATTTCTCCTTTTAAAAAGTTTTGGTTTTTTTGAAATAGACTACGTTGACGTGCCATTTCCCGTTTGCGTCTCGGTACGGCTCTGTCGTGCGGGTCTTTATGTAGTGTTTTTCCAACATTGCGGCGTGGAGTTTGTCAGCCAAATCGAGAACGCCTGTAAATCCCTTGGTGCTTATGTAGGTCTCGCCCCACACACCACATCTTATTGAGGTGGCGGGAAGCGCTTCGCCCTCTAAGGATTTTACCGATGTCTCCTGCGTGATATTCAATGTCACGATAGGATACCTTTCGGGGGTCTCGTCAGATTCCGGCTGAACCTCAACTTTAAGTTTCTTGTTAAGATACTTCTGAGCGTCCTTATAGATATTCGTCATAGCAGTTTCCTTATCTCGTCCGCCACGGACTGAACAACAAAATCCTTTGCCGCGTCAAAGGCGGGCTTCATATAGGGGTGAGGGTGTGCGCCATAAACCTTGTAGAACAGTCCCTTCTTGCTTAGGACGGTCTCAAAGTTGTACTTGCTCAGGTCTGCCATGCTCTCATGGACATACCACGGGATTTTTGCTGAAGAACCCAACTCGTTATAAATACCCGTACCGTATTCCAGCGTCATAGCCTGCGGTATGGCTGCGGTATGGACTTTGCCCTTCACGGCCCCTGTTTTTTCATCGAAGATGGTAAATTCTATCGAATCCTTCAACTCCCCCGAATCAACGCGAACCATGGAGATAGCTATATCCGCCATTTCCTTACCGCCGCTCTCTGTCCCTTTTCGGATGGCAGACTGAATATCCGGCCTTTCAAACCTCTTTATGACTTTAACTTTGGCGTTAAACATACTTCTTTGCCGTATATGTCGAGAACCCACGGGCGGAATTGACGGATTCCACAATATAGCTCGGCGTTTCCTGCGGGTCATTCAAGCAGATTCCGTCACCCTCGACTATCTGAACAGGCCCATCGGAGGGGTCTTTGCAGATTTTGATATATTCCTTGATACGTTCGCCGTACATGGCTATATCCTCTGCACTTCCGGCAGAGTTAGCCACAAGTTTATACCGTCTGACTAAGGCCCACTCCGAAACAACTGTCTGCCCGTTCACCGTCTCCTTAACGGGGGCAAGCACATAAACGTCCTTCTTATCCTTCGCTCTCATATACCGCTCCTAACGGGTTCATTTTGCCTTTTAAGGCCTGTTTAAGGTTCTCGGTGATATCTATATAGTTAGTGGACACTCCCGCCGCAGACTGGGAATTAAAGGCTTCTGCGCCCATCTTCCCTATCGCCTTTACCGCCGCGTCCTCTATATAGGGTTCTAACCACTTCGGAGGCTCCTTGTAGCGGGTAATGGCACACGCTATTGCGGTATACCGCTCCAAAAACATCAGGATAACGCCGTCCGGCGCACCCGTTTGAAGCTTTACGTTGTTTACCATTACCTCATTCATTTATTCCTCCTTCTTAGGGCGGCCCCGCCGCTTGGGTTCTTCTTCCTTAAACTCTCCGTCGTGTTCGTATCCCAGGGCGATAAGCTTTCTTATCGTCGCTTCGTTGGAAGTCTCAAAAAGGCCACGCACAAACTGTGCTATGGCCTTATCTTCCTTCACATCAAAGGGGATACTCGTTTTGTTCCCCTGATAGAATTTCATGGTTATTCAGTGGTGAGGTTGGTTATCTTACCGTGGAGCCATTCAGGGCCGTAGTTCAGACCTACCTGTCCGAATATCTCACCCTTCTTGCCCGCGCCGTTCTTAGCCAGCTCCTCAAAGAAGAAGTTGCCCTTGCCGGGGGTGGGCTGCTCTACAAGATGCACTACATCACGACGGAAAAGAAGTATCTGGTCTTTGGGCATGGCGCGGGAAAGGACTATTCCCACATCACCGAAGTCAGTGATAAGGCGGGTCACGTTCACACCAGCCTCCATGCGGGAATCCGGCATCTGCATGGAACCCTCATACAGCGCGGAAATGGCCGCCTTCTGGAAGGAATTGCACATCAGTATCATGCCGTTCACGTCGCCGCCGTTGTCGAAGATGGACTTGACCAGTGACTTTATCATGGCCTTGGTCAGCGCGGCAGCGGTAGAACCTGAGCCCTTCGCGTCTATGACGTTGGTGGTCAGCGCGGTAAGAATACCACGGGACTTGTTGATGGTAGCATCGGTGGTAGCGGCGTTATACTCGCCCTGCAAGGAAGTGAACTCTATATCGTTGGCGATATTGAGCATCTGGCGGGAAATCTGCCAGTTCCACTCGTCGCCGGGGTTCGCCTGCTGACCGGCTATGTTGATACCGCTCATAGTACCCATGTTAGATTCCTTGGCATAGGAAATCTCACAAGCCCTCTGGTATATCTGGGTCACGTTGGTGTGCTGAGTGCGGGTTATCTTCTTGGTGTCAGGCGCGGTCATTGATGCCTGCTCGGATATTGCAGGCTGGGAGGGAGTGTCAAGGGAATACTCCTGATCTACCGCGAACTGAACGTGATTGGTGTACTGAGGCTCCGCTATAAGGTTTATAAACGGGGTCTGGGTGTTGCTCTTGGTGTAGAGCAGGCCGGAATAGTTAGGTACTGCAAAACTCATTATAGGGGCGTTTGCCATGATATTTTCTCCTTTAAGTTAAGTCTATTTTTTTGGATTGCGCGAGGGTCATAAGCTGCACTTGTTTAAGCATATTGCCCGACTTGACAGCTTCCGCCCACTCCGCTTTGAGTTGAGCGGCTTCATTTGCCTCTGCCCCGGAAGCAGGGGGTGTGCCGCCGCCCAGAAGGTCAGTTTTCGCTTTCTGCTCCGCCGCAATCACCTTGGCGGACAGAAGCTTTACGATGGAGTTCGCAAAGGCCGTAGCCTTATCCGTCTCCGTGAATGTAGGCATTTCGGGGAAATCGTCCTCTTTCAGCCCTGCTCCGGCAAATATCTTGCCTATTTCAAGACTGCAAATCTTAGTCTTGTATTCGTTCTCCGCGTCCTTGGCGGCTTTTTCCGCTTCGGCTCTGCGCTGCTCGTCCGTCATTTCTTTCTCCTTATAGGATTTAAGGTTCCTCGACAGCTCGGCGGCCTCGGAGGCTTTTTTGTCGAATACATCTTTTTTTACATATCCCGTATAATCAGGTGTAAATTCATAAGAGGAATAAAGCGCAAGCTTTTCCTCGGCGGTCATATCTTCCCGATAGCCTTCCATTTTGGTAATGTCTATTTTCATTTTTTCTCCTTTGGGATTTATGTCTTCTCTGACAAAATGGGATTTATGCCTTCTCTGGCGTAAAATAGCACCGACAATTAGGGTGTTTTGTCGGTATTTTGTCTATTGGATAAATTTTTCCGTTACGTTCTTCACACTCTTTGCAGACTTTTTCATCGCCCTGTGTGTGCCACTTGATTTTTTTATAACCGTTGTCCTTAAAGGCCCTTATTACGGTCTTATCTTCAACGGTGATGGCGAATTGGTCTGTTTGCCATGTCACATAGTTCAATCCCCGCGTGAAATCCTGCTTTATAGGGGGATAATTGACGGTAGGGGGGTCTTTGCCGGAGTACTCGGCATCTGCGATTATGGATTCAGCCAATCTTGCCCCCTTTCTTTCCAGTTCTTTTGTGAAAACATATTTAACAACAGGGTCGTAATCGTCCAGAATACCTGTTACCCACGCTTCGAGTATCCTATCCGGCCCGTTATGGTCTGCGTATGCTTTCTTGGCTATATCCAAGTACGCTTCTTCGGATAATCTCAGGATTTTTCTGTACAGAAGATTTATCTGGTCGATTACCTTTGTGTTGGAATCAATATAAAAGAGCGTTTCCTTAGTTTTCAGAAACGCCCTCGTTATTGTTTTCTTCAGGCTCTTCGCCCGTTCGTCCCCGTACTCGTACATTCATTGCCTCCGCTATTTCGTTTGCCTCCTGCTTATCCTGTTCAAGCTTCCGCTGATGAGCGGCCTCGGAATCCTCCACGAAAGACACCATATCAAGAATGTCCTTATCTGAAAGTAGCCCGGAGCCCTTGACTTGGGTCATAAATTGCGCCTCGTCCGTCATAGAGGAAGGAATATTCCTTGAGAACGCCACATCTAATACTTCCCAGTTATAGTGGTTGGCGGTTCCCTCGTTCATCAGCGCAGTTATCTTCTGCGCCCTGCCCTCCAGCAGACCTTTTTCAAAGTTACGCTCATACGCTATTATCGTGTTATCCATGCCGTAGTTCTGGTATCTGACGGCCTGAATATTCTGGTAGACTTCGGCAATTTCCGTGGGATTGGTCTGGCCTAAAGAGGCGTATATATCGCCAGTCAGAATGTCGAAGTACCCTTGAATGGATTGTATGTCAACATTCTTTATCAACCATTCAACCTTATTATCCTCGCCCAGATATAAGGTTTTGAATTTGGACAGCCTTTCGTGGAGTTCTTCTTCGTCCTCATCGGTTTCGGGCTGCATGTAGCCAATCATAAGAAGAATGGCCTCATCGTTATATTTAAACGTGTTGGAAACATTGTTCAGAATGGCGTTTCTCGCGTGAACCAATGGAAGAACCTTTTCAAAATACCCCTCCCTGTTTGGCATGGGGTATTCTACAATGGGTATGCCGCAGGTCTTAAGCAGCGCCATTTCGGAAGCTGTGGCGGGTTCTTCCCGAACGTTGCCGTCAAATATATACTTTGTCCAGCGGTCATCCGTAATCAGTTCATAGGTCTCATACTTCCGATTGTCCACGAGCGAAAAATATTCTTCTCGAATGATAAAAGCCGTGGGATTGCGGTCTATGGTCTGGTCGTGGAACAGCATTGCTTTTCTGGGATCCACGGGCTTGAACTTTGGAGCGATCAGGCCGTCCCTTTTAGAAGCGTATATCCGTTCGTATGCCGTGCCGCATATCAGCGCGGAAGTGGCAAGCCGCATATTCTCCTTGTCCTCATGGTTCCGGCGCATTATCGCACGATAGCGGTTCAAATATGCGTCGTCCCGCGGGTTCTTGTCGGGCAAGTCCTCAAACTGCATCTTAGGCCGCCCGGCAACATCGGAAGTCTTTTTGACTACCGTATTCGTCTGAACATAATATTTGCACGGTGAGCCTATGAAGTACCCGGCGGCTATGTCTACCGCGTATTTAGGGATAGGGGAATATATGCCATTCAGATCAACGCAGTCGTATTCCTTATACATATCGCCCCTTTTCAGAATGGAATCCTCCAGCGCACAGCCGAATACAGTTCTTATGTTATCCCCGTTTATCCTGCGGGCTTCTTCCCGCGTTAAAATCATTTCTGTCACAGTATCCTACCTCCGCCGATAAGCTTAGTACCGGCAAATATATCATATCCCAGGGCATACGAAAGCGCGTCTATGCCGTGGTTGTCTGCGTCCTCCGGTATGTCTAACTTCTGTCCGGCGGAATCCGTTTTCCACCGATAAACCTTAAATTCTCCTATCAGGTTCACACATTTCTGGTCGATTATTATTTCATAGTCGTGCAACCAGTCTATTCTTCGGGTGATAGCGGACTTCGCCCCCTTGGCTTTGCCCTTCTTGCATTTGTCCGCATGGATACCCATCTCTTTAAGCTCTTTGATACGGTCAGGCTCCGCCGCGTCACAGTACACTACATGGCCTAACGCTTTATTGTATATCAGCTCCCCGTATTGGCGGGTAGTGACCTCGTTCACGAATAATTCATCAAACACATATATCTTGTGGTTATGCTTATCCAGCGAACACTTAACGAAAGCGCAGGGGTGATTATATCCGAAGTCGCTGCCGACACGGATATTTCTGAATTCCCTGCCGGACAGGTCTGCAATATTCCAGTGCTTTCCGCGCTCGAACACGGTAGAACCTAATCTGCCAAAATTCCCTAACGTATCTACCCATAATCTCTGCCCAGTGGATTGCTCCCTTTTCTGAATATCTTCCTCGGTGAGAAAACGGTTGTCGGCATAGGTCGTTTTCAAAATAAAAACATCTGAACCTTCAACTACACCTCTTGCGGTCTTGTCTTTCAGGGTCAGAGCTTTCAGTTCGTCTATCGACTTCACATCGGGGTGGTGCCACAAGGGTTCAAAAAAGACCTTATAAAGCCAGTGCGTTTCAGGGAATGGGTTGAACGCCATTATTATCCTCTTGTTCGGCTGAGGTAATCCTCTCAGTTTCGCGTCCTTATCAATACCTCTCAAACAGTTGTCCAGAACCTCAAACGCCTCATAAGAAGGACATTCGTCACCTTCCTCCATGAATATGTCGGTCAGTATACCCTTCTTTGGCTTCAATGACTTCAATCTCCGTGTTTCCTCTAACGCACCGAAGATTATCTGACGGCCGTTATACAAACAGGTAATGGTCATGGTGGACTTGTCTACCGAAAATTCGTCTGTAAGCCCCCATTCGTCTATTACGGAGATTATTTCATTAAAGCAGGAGGTTCTTAAGTCTACCTTGTAATAACGGCACACAAGCCAATTATGGCCGTTATAGGTATCGGCTACTATCTCCCTTACAATGTGGTTCGATTTGCCGGAGCCGCGTCCGCCGAAAATGAGCTGCACTCTCGCTTTCTCATCGAGGGTGCAGGCGTACACATCGTTGAAATCGTCCTTGAGGATAAGGCGCGGTTCGCCGTTACGCAGTTTGAAGTAGTAGACCACATCGTTAGGGTCAACGTTATACTTGGCACAAATTGTGTAAATGTCCATTTTGTGGGGGAGAAAAAATGTGCGGGGAGCTATATGTTTGGCGCGTCCCCCCTACAAAAACCACCCCCCATGGCACCCCCCTCCGGTTATGCAGCATATACATACATTTTTGCGGTGCATAAACGGGGGTATCCACCCGCACTTTTGTATATATATACACAGTATGCAGGTATAAACCCCGTATTATACGACACTTTATACATTTTGTTTTATAACTATTCGTTAAACTACACTTTAACGAATACTTGGGCCGGAAATATGCAGACTATGCAAATGCTATACATCGTCGCCAGACCGCCCAAAACCGCCCCTAACCACTCTATCAGCGTCGGCCTGGGCGACCTCTACCCGCACCCCGTCAACGTCCCCACAGCGGCTCAAAATAGCCAGAGCGGCGGCCGTAGAATCCCGTGCATAGGGGGCATTTAGGTTTTTTTCGAGGACTTTTTGCGCACGAGAACGCATCCGCTGATAAAACTTATCATCCTCCTTGCCCCGCTCTGCCAGCTCCTTATCCAGCGCGGCTTGAAACACCGGGAACTCCCGGAACCACCGCCACACGGTAATTTTATTGACTCCTACCCGGTCGGCGATCTCCTTGTAGCCGCTCATGTAATGGGTGGTGCCGTCCTCCTGCTCCTCGCCCCATACCCACAATTTGACGGCCTGGCGCTGCTCGTCTGTTAGTCCTGGCCTACAATGGGGCTGGCCTCTATACTGCTCTTTACTGCTTGCCATACGTTACACCTCCTCAATACGCAACGGTAATTTATTTATTGCGATAGTTTATCCCCCTTTATGGGGGGACTTTGACAATCTTCTCAATTTTTCTTTTTTTGTTTTTTCTCCGCCCCTTCGGGGGTCGGTCTAATACTCCATATTGATATTATAATAGGTATTTACCCCCCACTAACCCCCGCATCAAAAGTTTTTGCCTTATTATTTTAGTTTGTTTATCTTTTCGGTTGACAAATAAACCTTTGTGATGTACAATACAAACATAACAAGAGAGGAGATAAAAGCAATGACTAAAGCATTTGAAAATCGCGTAAAGAAGGAATTGACAGTAGATACCAGAACCTACCGTTACGAGTATGAATGCATTATCAATCAGGGCATAGCCGTAATCAAGCGCCTGCCCATAAAGGAGCTAAATACTACCGCCGCGATAGACGGTTGGGAGACGGTCAAGATATACAAGTAATGCAGAGTGACGCCCGCGAGGGCGGTAATGCGGCAGGCCGGTCACAAGCCCGGCGGCAAAAAAGGAGGATAAGAAAATGCAGGTAGTGAAAAACGGTGAAAAAATTGAGATGACATATGATGAGGTCTGTTATGACCTCGGTTTTTGCCCCGCTGTGCGGTTTGTGGACATCACCCCACGGGGGGCGGTTACGTTTACGACCGGCAGACCCGAAGAAATCCGGGCGCTCTATCAGGCGGTAAAGGACAAAGGTTACAAACCCGCGCAAAAATTCGCCGCTTTGATGCGACCAAGACTAATATAATCGCAGGATTAACGGAGGTGAGCACATGACAGACAACACGGTTAAGGCCCTGGGCCGGGCGTATGGTATAATGGCGGCGCAGCTCCCCGACATCATCGGGGCGCACTGCCGGGTGCAGACAGCTAATATGTGGCCCATCCGTGGGCTGGGTGAGGGCTTGCGGTATATGATTATTAACCGCAAGCTTACCCCGGAGGTCGATAGAGCCATACGGGACGCGCTGCAAGGCGCAGAGGATATAACCGAGGACGAGCACGCGCTGCCGCTCAACCAGCAAGGCATGTGGGAGCTTGCCTATATGCAGGGCCGGTGCGCCCCCGTGCTCGGTGACGGCGAGTATTTGCGGGATCAGTTCAAGGCCCGTGGTCTGACGTTGGAGCAGGCCGCCGAAGCCTGTGAGGTAAGCAAGGCCGCAGTGCATTCGTGGTGCGCCGGGGTCAAACCGATACCCCACGCGCGGCGGGAACTGCTCGCGGCAAAGTTTGGGATAATGATATAAGAGGGCTATATTAGCCCTCTTTTTCCATGTCCTCATATATCAGATCGGTTATATAGGCGTTAACGCTTTTTCCTAATTTTTCCGCTCTTTGTTTTATTTTTTCTTTTTCGCCCGCTTTTACGGCAATAAAAAGCCGCTCATACATTTTTGCGTTGTATTTGTTTTTTGCTCGTGTTGCTGATGTTCCCATGTTGTCACCTCCTGCCGCTCATATTCTAACATTTTGTTCATACTGTCGCAAGTATATTTATCTTATTTATTAAGGCTTTTCCCTTAATATTTCAGTTGACTATATACTTGCGCACGTATATAATAGAGACATCGAAAGGGGAACCGCCCCGAACAATGGAGGGAGTACATATGAAAAAATATCAATTAGGCACTTTGACCGTGAACGACAAGTGTTTGCAGGACACGAAGGAAGAAATCGTTATCGAGCTTATCGACAGAATGCAAAAGTACGTCGCAGAAGGCAAAGCGGCATACGAAGATCAAAGCTTAACTACGGAACAGAAGTTGGAACAGATCAAGCGAATTTGTAACTACTTTTGCGGGCTTGACGAATTCTTGCAAATCACAATGAATATTGAAGTACGGCGCGCTGACGGCTTCTTGTATACGCAAGAAATGTACAACAAGTTCTTTTACTGGCAACAGGTGCTTAAATTTGAGTTAGCACGAAGAGCAAAGCAGCAAAACTAAGGAGGATATAAAAATGGCAAGCTACAGAATCGAGAAGAACGCACAATATAACAGCAACGAAATTTATTTTGAAAGCAAGCCCGCCGCTGAGGTTTTAACCGCTCTGCGCGGTCTGAAAATGCGCTGGAACCCGAAGAAGGGTTGCTGGTACGGGTTCGCCGCTCAGAATGACATATTAGCGGCTATCGGTGAGCATGATAACGGGCTGGGCGGCACGATCTCCGAGGGCTATTTGGGGGCTACCCGCTGGGACGGCAACAAGTCCGGTAAACACCTGCACGGCGCCGAGCTGTCAAAGGCGGTCCGGGAGGAACTGAAGGCCCAGGGCATTAAGGGCGTAACGGTGAGCTGTAAGACCTACTCCGGCGGGCAGTCCGTAAGAGTTAGGGTCAACGCTACCGCGACCGACTTCGTGAGCCGTGACGAATACATTAATAATTATAGCTGTAACGATATAGGTTACTGGCTTTATACTGAGGACGGCGAACAGATACACCGTGAAAAATGGTTTGCATTAGACGGAGACGAGCAGCAGCGCACGCTCCGCAGCCATGCCGCCCGCGAGTATGATTATTACATCTCCGGCAGTCACGACATTAACCATTATAGGATTGATGATAACAAAATCTATACCGAGGCCTTCCGCGCAAAGCTGCACCGCATCAACGCCGTTCTTGACGCATTCCATCATGATGACAGTAACAGCATGGTTGATTATTTCGACACTAATTTTTACCGCGATATAACGGTTGTGGCGGCGTAAAGCCGCCGTATGATTTTAAGGAGGTACAAAATGCGTTATCAGGTTATTACATGGACGAGGGGCGAGGGGCACGACGAGCGGCGGAAGTTTAGCACCCTCGCCCAGGCCCGCGCCGCCGCCCGTATCTACCGCCGAGAGTGCGACGGCGTGGGGATATATGATTTCCGGCTTGGGGTCGTTCGGGAGACTTTAGGACGGTTCCCCGATATATGATTGCATGATTTTCACGTTCTGCATGATTCTATCATCGGGGCCGTACATCAACGCATGATTCGCCGCTTTCAGGGCTTCTCTGGGGCGGCCCGTGTTATAATAGGCTATGGACAGCATATCAAACGGCAGCGGCCCCCACGGGTCAGGCTCGCAAATGTATGATAACGGCCTTTCCCGTATGTTCACGCATGATTCGCCGTAATAGATGCATGATTTCCAGTTTTTAGCATGATACATGATTTTCATCATTTCAAACCATGCTTCACGGTATTCGGGGGCCTCGATTATAGCCCTCTGTAGCCACGCCTCGGCCTCTAATTGTTTTCTCTGCATGATTTTACACCGAGCAATGAAACGCATACTGGCGGCCCGCTCAGGCGGCCACACGGCACTTCTAAGGGCAAGATGTTTCTCCAGCGTTTCAATGGCCTTACTGTATTCCCGATGGAACATATATTCGCGGCCTAAGTAATGCATGTTTCGGTCGTTCTCCGGCTCTTCCTTAACCGCCAGCTCCAGAAGCGGCAGGTAATTGCTCCGGCTTTTCTTCTCATCGGGCCAATGGTCAACCCTCAGCGGCAAATCGCAGTATGATTCTTCACCGTATGATTTCAGCACTTCGTGAACGGGATTCTTCCAGTAGTATGATTTTGTATGAATTTTATCGGCGTTGAATGACACTCCGTCCCTACCGTATGATTCATGGCTCCAAACATATAAATACCTTCCCCGCGTCCCGTGAAAGTTTTTCCGTATGATTTCCGCCCAGCCGGGCTGTATGATTTCGTCCAGATCGAGGCATACCAACACGTCCGCATCTTCCGGTATGATTTTCAATGATTCATTTCGCGCTACATCAAATCTCCACGGCTGTATGATTTTGGTTTTTACGATGCAGTTGTATGATTTCAGCTTATCAACGGTTTTGTCTGCGCTCCCCGTATCGAGAACGCAGACATAATCAGCCTCTTTTGCCGTCTCATACCACCTGTCAACGAATTTTTCTTCGTCTTTAGCTATGGCATATACAGCTATTTTCATTTTCTCCCCTCAAAAACCAGTTGATGAAATAAATCTGCCCTTTCCCCGTTACCTTCGGGGTGCGTGTTATTCTGGTGCTTCCGTCAGGGTTGGCTATCACCGTTTCCTTTATCTCAAAATATCCGGCTTCCATGGCCTTTTGGGTGGGCATATTCCAGTTTTCGCCCTTCTTGCATAACCAGCCGTTATCCCTCAACCATGTGAACATTCTGTTAGCCCCTATGGGCTTCCCGTTCTGGCGTATCATCTTTGCAAGCTGTCCCACTAAGCAGCTATCGTGTGAGGCTTGCACGGCCTCCGCAAACAGCACTTTAGGGGCGTTGTGTTCTACTGTCGCTTCAAGCTCCTTCCGCCGCTCCTGCTCTTGTTTAAGGGCTGAAAACACCTTTATGGCGTTGGCGGGGTCGGCTATCATCTGTTCTATCGTGGTCGGTGTGGCGTACATACCATGTTTACGGATTGAGGGTATAACCTCATGCGTTACCCACCGCTTGAAGGCTTTTGCCTCCGGCTTGCGGGAGCCGAGCACAAGGGCATATAATCCCGGCTCATTTACTATGGTTACTTCCTGCGTCCCTCCGGGGGTGTCGGTTAAAGCTACACCCTTTTCATCCTGTTCAAGGCGTGTTAATGCATCACGGTTATTTGCGATTTCCAACGCCCGGCACACATCAGCCGCCACAAACCACGGTTCGCCATCCTTAATAGTAGTCCTTATCTCTCCAAACTGGTTGTTGTTAAATATCTGTAATTCGTTCATTGTAACTCCTTTCAAAACATCATTCTCATCTGTGCTTTTTCGGTTTCGAGCCGCTCAGTAGCCTTTTGATAATAGCCTTTGTGCGTTTCAATTCCCCAATATTCAAGCCCTGCACGGTAACAGGCTATAAGGCTGGACGCGCTGCCTACATGGGTATCGAGTATACAGTCCATGTTATAAAAGCCTGAATTAAGCATAATTCAGCACCGTCAATCTGTAACTGCCGTCATTATCCGGTGTGTCGTCAATCTGTACCGATTGAGGGATTATAAAAGCGGGGACAACACCAAGCGTGAGCGACGGGAGGCCGAAGTAGTAGGCGGAGCCGCCCGTGCCGACGAACCACGCGACGTCAGAGGAGAACTGCGAAGAAAGCCACCAGACATTAGCCGAGCCGTTAAAGGTCTTTTCGCGGCTATTTCTTCCCGTGAATATAGGCCATGTGAATCCCTCGTCCACTCCTTCATTTTCGCCGCCGCCTACCATGGTCAACGTGGGAGCAAACACTTTTCGGGTTATATCCTCGGCGCCGCTGCCGTTATATAATGGGATCGTGCTGGGAATAATCAGCTCTTTAAGTTCGTCGGGGTAACTGTTGTATATTTCCGTCATGCTTTTGTCCAGGTCTGAACCGGCGTACTCCACGCTGTCGCCGAACCGACACAGGCTGTGTATGTCTTTGCGGATAAGCGCAGCCACGCCAACGCCGAAGAAGCCCAGGGTGTAGTCCGCCAGTTCATATGTGCCATCCTCGCGGCGCTCGGGGATTTTGACGTTTGTCCGAAATAGTAAATCGCTTATTCTCATTGTTTCCTCCTATTCTGGTATGTCTATGTATTTCATCATTCTGTCTATCGCACGTTCTTCGAGGTGTTCTATTGCTTTGGGGGATTTATCCATTTTTACACCTACTCTGGTATTAGATGGTATATCCCGCGAATAGAAATGTTCGTAAAAGTTATATTTCAACTCGATTACCCTTCTCTGGTTCGCGGGGAACTCATCTAATGCGGCATCTATGAACGCCACGAATGACATATCATCGTTTATTCTTTCCAGCATTTCAGCCATTTGCAGATTATACCGCTCCTTTGCCGCCATAAGCTTTATAGCGCTCCGGGCGGTCGGGTCGGTAATGTCGCTACCGTGCGGCATACCCGATAAAACCTGTGGGCGAATATCAGCTACCGCTTCCATTCTCTCTTTGATACTGGCTATTTTTTTATCTATTTCTTTCGCGCTTCTCTTGGCTTTCCCCCAACGAACAAGCAACCGCCTGATGTATGCCCGTTGTTCGCGTTTCGTCATTGGTCCCTCCTTAACAATTCATCTGCCGTTATGTTAAAATAATCTGCCAACCATATGATTCTACTCGCGGTCGGCTCCATGCCGTCTATCTCATAGTGATAAATGGTCGCCGCGCTTATGCCGGTTTCGCGCTCCATCGCAGCCCGCGACTTACCCTTCTTTTCTCGGTACATTCGTATCCTCTGCCCTATCGTCATGTTTCCTCCATACGCCGCAATGGCAGTTAGTTTCCTGACCTTCTTTGAACTCCTTGCAGATACATCTGCTTTCCTCATCCTTGATTATCGCGCAGGGGCAGTATCCGCCCCCGCGCCGTATACACTCCCATATATCAGGCCGCAGTAATTCATAGCTCATTCCGCACCTTCCCATATCAGTGGCCTTCCCTCTGCGTCTACCATTACGCACACGCCGCCTTGGTATGTTTTTAGGTATTGTATGCCCGTGAGGTTATCGACATATATCGTATACAATGCACCCGTTTCCAGCGTTCGCAGTCTGTAAGTACCAGCTTCGGCCTTTCCGCACCCGCACAGGGCGAGGGTCAGCAGGGTTAATATTGTTATTGTTATTGTTATTGCTATTACTCGTTTCATTGATCTTCTTCCTCTAAATAATGTACTCCCATACAATCCAATGCCTCACAGTTATCGTCATATACACCCGCAGCAATAAAAGCGTCCTTCCGCATAAGCCACGCACGAACATCTATAAAAGCACATTGACCATCGTATGCTCTATAATAATTCTTCGCTTGTCCTGCGGTTTCAGCGGCTATAAATAAACCGGCATCTGCATACGGATCATCAGTGCAAAAATATAGATTCATGCTTCCTCCTCAAATTCTGGCATTTCTGCCCAATGAGTTATTTGACACATCTCCATCAACGCCGGAAAATACCAGCCCGAATCGCCCGCATACCAACACTCTCTGACGGTAGGGAAGGGGGCTTGGTCAGGCATACAACCTAAAACGCTGACAAACCGCTCCGGCATTTTATCTTCTACTTTATACCACTGCATGAGCTATACTCCCTCTATTGATGGCATTTTACTAATTTGGATTCCTGCATACTCAACATCATTCAATATATATTTATCCCGCAAATATTCAGACATTTCTTGCAAGCAAGTGGGACACAAATGTACAGGGATTAACAGTGGTGTTGGTCCGCTGCCATCGCCCGGAATAAACCGGCCAGGTAATATAGCCTTCCCCAATTCTGCTTTTTCACATTCAAGTTGAAATTCTTGATTACACATATCACATTTTTGAAAATATCTTGCTACTACCTTACTCATGGACTATTCCTCCTTTAGCGGTTCCTTTATAAGCCCTTCGATTTGGTCTATCACCCTTTTGCACTCACTCACCATTTCATGGGTCGTCCACTTCTTAGTAAGCGATCCACACGGCATATACCCGCTGTAGTCCATGTAGTGGGCATAATCCCATCCTATATACCACCCTTTATTATTCGCTACCACAAGTTCCGCGTCTGAGTATGTTACCCCGCCGTGGCAGTCTATTGCATTTTCTATATATTTTTGTTCTTTCCGCGTCATGCTCAATAGGTCGGACACCTCCACGTATGCGCACGGGTGCGTGCCAAAACTGACCACATAATAATTTCGTCTATGGTAAATGTCGTGAGCTAAAACCTGCGGATCACATCTGCTTTGCTGGTATACCATTTCATATACATTTTCCATTATTTTTCCTCCTTTGGTGGTTCTGGCATGGGCATCCAGTGGGAAATATACGAGCAAGTTGATGGCAAATCTTCAAGCTCAATGCAAGCATTTAGGCACTCAACAGAGGCATCATTCGCCATTCTCCAGATTTTTTGTGCAGTATCAAACTGTGCAACAGTCACACAGCAATGTTCGTATGGCTCATCGAGCATACCAGTCCAGTAAATCCAAAGTGTTACAATACACTCAACATATTTGCTTTCGCCATCGCGCTCCGGCAATCTATCCTTCACGCTTATCCAGTTCATTAGTTTCCTCCTTATCCATTTTCGCCAAACACATAGGACAATATTTCAGCGGCTCATGCCAGCAGCCTTCGCATCTTGAACAAATATAATCCACATTTCGTATTGGATAATCCTCTTTTTCATTTTCTATTATCCTTTTTATCCAATATCCATGTTTCTTCTCTATAACATCGGCGGCGGGGATTTGCTCGATGTATTGCGTCGGCTCAAGCCCCTTTGCCCATGCGTGTCTTACTGCCAATATCACTTTTTCGCGGTCTATATATTCTTTACTCATTTGTTTCCTCCAGCTCGCTTACACCATCGAAAATGCCCAAAATCTGTTGGAGCAATTCAATCTGTCCGTTTCTGTGACCATAGCGATACCCGGTTGTATACGTTTCGGCCGTGTCTCCGCTGTTCTTGTCTTTTTCTGCAACGAGCGCCTGATACTTGGCTCTCAAATCTTCAAGCTCCACAGCCGGAGCAACATCAGCGGCAGGGATGCTGTCGAGGAGGTCTATACAGTCCCTGAAACAGTCTGCCTCATCATTGTCCCCGGCTAATACGCAATCTGTGATCCACATTCTAAGGCGCGCCTTAGCCGCTTCTCGTTCTATGTACTCTTTAGCCATTGTCAACCCTCCTGTTCGCTTTGCTTAAATATCGTTTTGCCCAGCGTATCCAGCGGTTTGATATGCAAAATACGTTCTTGTGGTATAGTCTGTCCTGCACATTTGACGCCTTACCTTTCGTGCGTTTATACAGTGCTCTCATTGTTGCCCTCCAATTTCCTACCGCAATGCCAGCAGAATTTAATCATTTTCTGGCTTATTGGCTGTGCAAATTCGTCATCAATAATCGTGTATTCGGCCTTGCACCAAGCGCAGCCCTCGTCATGTTTGTCATCCAGTGCAAGCGCATCAACCTTGCGGAGGGCTTCCGCTCCCATGCGGCAAGCTTCAGCGTCTACACACTCACACAAAAGTGCACTATCCACACCACGTTTGCCATAGTGCTCGCGAATAAAGTCCAATAAGTATTGAATATCTATTTCAGGGTCAAGTATGTTTGCTGCTTCTTCACGTGTCATTCCTCGTTACCGCCTTTCAACATCAGTTCTGCCAAGTCACAAGCCGCCAGATATGTCTTCTCGTGGATTGTTCCGGCGTGTACTTTTTTAACCCGCTCCTTAAATGCCGCCATATCCGAAAACCAACACCCGGCGCGGACAAACATATTGCCGTTATCGTCTATGTAAAAATAGGCTTTTCGGTTTTCGCTGCCTATCCTATCCACAGCGACATAGCGGCCATTTTGCACTGCGCCGTTTTCGTAGCGGCACCCCTCGCCAAAGCTGCACCACGCGCCAAAGCGGCACCCCTCGCCAAAGCTGCACCCCGCGCCAAAGCGGCACCCATTGTCAAAGCTTTTTATTGCGGTATAATTCCCAGCAGGGCATATCTTGCGACCGTACTCATCTACTTCAAAGTTGTCAAAATCCGCTTGCGTGTACTTTTTCATTGCTCTTTCCTTTCTTGTCTGTTTCCATTAAATCAAACAATCTGCCGCCGTTATCCTGTAACACCTGATAAATACCCTTTGCAAACATTTCTATAACCGCTTCTTCATTCTCAATCTCCAACCCGGCGTGCTGTTGGACACCATGTAGAATCTCATGTAATAGAGTTTGACATCGTTTTTGATGTCCGATTCCGTCTGTGGCCGATAGCTCAATCTTGCAGTTGTCATAATCAATGTGTCCATATGCAAGTTGGTTTCCATACCGTAGATTTTCTACGTAAGAAATAGCATACTCCACGCCACCAATGCGTACGCTCTCAGGTATTTTCACTGCTCATTTCCCCCTCCGCTTCCGGACATGTCATTCGTCTCTCCAGCACCCCACAACAAGGTTGCTTACTCCCTGTATGGGTAAATCCTTTAATATCTGCCGCAGTCGGCAATTATGTTTCGCGCCGTCACAGGTAAAGCACTCGGTTTTGGTGGCGTACTCTGCAAGATCGGCCAGATCGTCATAGCTCATCACCCAGTAATTTTTACTCCGTCCAGCAGGGCTTTTAATGCCTATCTGTATGTCGGTCAGTTCCAGTTGTTTTTTTAGGGTAATAAGCTGCTCAACAGGTATCGTGTCTATCAGCGCAGTATTGATTTTCTCAATATTGCTCTGCGCCAATCGGAAATTTCGCCAGCCGTTGGGGATACGGTCTACCAGCCGGTGATACTTTTCTTCGTACACCTTTAAGATATTTTCAACGGCGTACAGAGAAGCAAATAATTCTTTTCCTTCTGCGTTTATCCTTGTTCTTTCCATATCCGTCCCTCTACTCTGCCTAATTTATAGGTTTTCCAGTCGTCCCAATCCCCGAATATTGTCTGCATCTGCCACAGCATAATTTCCACGTCCGCGCACTCTTCGAGGATTTTCTTTCTGCTACCTTGGCCGTTCACCCACTTACTAAGTTCAACGGCAAGCTCGTTCAGCTCCTCAATGGCTTTAATGGCTTGATGCTTTGCACCGTAATGGTCTACTATTTCGCTGTACTTCATCGTTGCTCCTGAATAATTCGTCCGCTTCGTGAATAAGTAACTACTTACCGTCAACCTTTGCCCTTAAAAGTGCGCCCTGCATCGTCATTCGGGTGTAGTATTTCTTCGCCGCTTTGAGAGTGGTAAAAGTCTTTCGATAATTCTCTTTTCCATCGTGGATTTCGTAAAACTCATACGCTTGCAGTTTCATAAATCCCCCTCTTGATTCTTTTTCGTACCGTAAACTCTGATATTCCGGCCTTCTCAGCCATTTCCCTTACCGTCAACTTTTCTTCGCCTTGCTGTACATAAACCTTACAACCTGTCTCGTCCTTTTTTCCATCCGCCAAGTATAATGGGCATTCTCTGACGTGGTAGCTTCCACCATCCCAGCCGCTGTTATTGCGACAGTTTATCGTTGTCGGTCTTGCGTTCCAGCCTTTAACGGGCATCCCATCTTGGCGGCTCCAACTGCACCCTAAACCGGGTTTATTTGTCGCTCTCCGGCACGTCCAACATAGCGTTTGCTTCATACAACCTCAAAAAATCCTCCGCTTGCATAGTTACTAACCACTTTTCGCGGCTCCTTCGGTGGAACACCGCCGGTATAAGCTCCGGCTTTGCGTCGCGCTTCGCCTGCGCCATCCATTCATGGATTTTTGTCGTCTCGCAGCGTTTGCACTCAACGTGAATCCCCGGTAAACCTATCACGTCCGATGCGTCCCCCGTTTGTCCGCAGTATTGGGAAGTGCGCCGGGCATTGAACCCGTATTCACGGAACAGGGCGGCAAGCTCCCGTTCTCCGGCTTTGCCTTTTTCTCTCTGCGCCTTACTCATCCCAGTGTATATCCCAGCCATTACCGTTGTCGGTGAAGGTCAACACGGTAACGCCATTAACACTTACAACGGCCTTTCCGTCCTTCATGTTGTCCATCACGCTCTGGAATATGGTTTGTGTTATCCACTTTGCGAGTTCTTCTGTCATAGTTCCTCCCATTCCACAATTTCATCCTCGTACAGAAAATACTTTCCGTACCATTTCACGCTTAGTTCCCCGGTTCGCCCGTTTCGGTTCTTCGCCACGATGATGCTCGCGTCCTCGCTTTGCGGGTCGGGTCGGTGAAGGAATAATACCTCGTCCGCGTCCTGCTCTATGGCTCCCGATTCCCGCAAGTCCGATAGTCTCGGCCTTCCATCGTTCCGGCCTTCTATCGCCCTGTTGAGCTGGCATAGAAGAACGACAGGGGCGTTCAGCTCCTTCGCCAGAAGCTTTATTTTTCGGCTTATGTCGGATACCTCGTTTTCCCGCGTGCGGTTCCTCAGGCTGGATTGTATTAGCCCTAAATAGTCAATCGCAATCAGGTCTAATTCCCGTTCCTGTTGCTTTATCGCGTAGCATTGTGACCTTATTGCCTCCACGGTATAGGCGTTATCCGACAGATACAGCCTTGTTGCGCTCAGTTTGCTTACGGCGTTCTGTATCCTGTCAACCGCTTCCTGACCGCCGCTGAACATTTCATCACGGCTGCACTTCGCATAGCTGATGATTGCCCTTTGAAGCACGTCCTCCCTCGGCATTTCCAGCGAAAACACCGCTACCGTCCTGTCGAACAACGCCATATTCACGGCTATATTCATGGCAAGTGAGGTCTTGCCTACTGACGGTCTGGCTCCGATGATGGTTAAATGCCCTCTTTTCAACCCGCCTAAAGTCTGGTCGAGAACCTGAAACCCCGTTGTAAGCCCCTCAGCGCCGTTTATAAGCCCATATAGGGCCGCGTCAAAGTCTTTCCCTACCCTGCTTACTTTACGCCCTCCACGCGCCCGTACAGCGTCTATAACGCCCTGCATACGGTCAAGGTATCCCTCGTCCTTTCCCGATTTCATGTCCTTGACCACTTCCCGCAGTCCTGAAATGGCGTGTCGCTTTCTGGATTCCTCCAGCACCACTTTGATGTGATAATCGACATTTGCTGCTGATACAGTGCCGGTGACTATTTCCGTGATGTACTGTATCCCACCGGCTCTGCCGCCCAGCTTGTCAGCTACCGCTACGGGGTCTACCGGCTCGTTTGCGTTGAAAAGGGCAAAGATAGCGGAAAATATCTCTTGGTGTTCCGGCCTCTCAAAATCGTCAGGTCTCAATTCCCCGCATATTCTCTCTAAAGCCTCACGGCTGAGAAGCGCAGAACCTAAAACAGCTTTTTCGGCAAGCACAGTTTTTCGTAGACCGGATTATCCCATGATGAAGCGCAGGGGACTTCATCCTCCCAACGCCTTTGGTTCAAAAACGTTGCCGGATGAGGGATATATTGCCCATTGTCTTTTTTCCATTGCGGAGAAGCAGCATAGTCTTTTACTGCCGTTACGATCTTCTCCTGCAATTCCTTTGGCGGGTTCAGTTTCTTCCACGCTTTCACAGCGGTTTCTTTCGCGGTGTGACGTGGATACACTTTCCAGAAAACATCAAAGCCATCACAAGGGGGTATGGGGGTTATCCCATTATTGTCTTCTGTCTTATGTCTTATGTCTTCTGTCTTATGTCTTATGTCTTTAGTAGGCTTAGCTTTGCTTTCGTTTGCTTCATTTTGCTTAGCTTTGCTTTCGTTTGCTTCTGCTGGTTTTCCGCCTTTCGCGCCGTTTTCCGACCTAATAGCGGATATTTCAGCCTCTCGGTCTATTATTGCCTTGAATATCGGAAACACAAGGCTCTCTCTTCCTCCGTCTTCAGGTATCAGGCCTGACCGCGCATATTCCAGTATGGCGATAAATAGCCTGCCTTTTTCAGCATCAGAAAGAGCGGATGTTTGCTCTATCCAGTCGTAATAGGCCTTGACGTAGCGTTTTGCCATTTTTACCCCCTTATTCGTTCGTTCAGCACGTCCCTTAACCTTCTCATGTCCTCCGGCGCGAAAGAAATTGATTTTTTAATCCGATTCTCCCGCTTGTCCCACAACCCTAACACATAAAAGGGCTTGTAGGTATCCGGGTATGCCATAAGGTAGAGTTCTATCGACCAGCCCTCACCCTCGCCTATCGTGGCAAGGCGGCTTTCTGTTACGTACTCCATGACTAAAAGGGTAAATGCTCGTCGTCTATTTCGGTAAACCCTGCCGGAGTGTCCGTTTTCTCTCTCGGCGTGAGAAATTCAACGTTTTCCGCTGTGATTTCGGTTATGTACCGCTTGTTCCCGTCCTTATCCTCATAGCTCCTGTTCTGTATCTCACCTTCTATGAGGACTTTCCGGCCCTTTGAGAGGTACTTCCCGCACAACTCGCCCAACTGCCGCCACACTACTATATTGAGGTAGTCAACAGGAGGTTTACCGTCAGTGCCTTTGTATCTGCGCTGTACCGCTACCGTAAAGGTGCATACGCTTGTTCCGCTTGTGGTCGTCCTTAGTTCCGGGTCTTTCGTCAGGTTTCCGGTCAATATTGCTTTATTCATTTTTCCACTTCCTATACGTTAGTTTTTCTTCGTTCCAATCGGGATACTTTGCCATGAGATACGCTCTCAGTTTTTTTCTAAGCTCCGGCCTCCTCTCTGAATTATCATAGTCCCTATGGCACTCAGGACACAGCGTAACGATGTTTTGTTCTATCCCCTTACCGTTATGGCTTCGCGGGATAAAATGCGCCACAGGGCTTCCTACACGCCCACAGAGGACGCATAACTGATGATCTCTTTCCCATACCCGTGCTTTGACCTTCGGGGGTATCTCACACGCCTTGGTTCGCTTGCTTTTCATTTCGTGTTCCCCCATTCTCTGGATAGCTGCCCTTCGAGTATCCTTATCTTTAGCTTCTGCGCGTTTATCGCTTCCACCGCCGAATCATATAGGCTCTCGGCTATGTCCCGTTCCATTCTCAGCTTGGCTATCTCTTCTTCGCCTTTGGCAATGTCCAGAAGGTGTGTTACTGGCTGCCCCTCGGCGCGGAGGACGGTAAGTCTTTTAGATAACGCCATTCTGTACTCGCGCTCTGTTTCGGCCTTTTTCCGTCCTCGCGGTTTAAGCTCCTGCACCGCCCTGTCAAGTAGGGCTTGCTCTGTCATTATTTCGTCCCACAGCTCCATTTAAGCCCCCTTTGCGTTCAGCTTGTCGAGCGTAGTGTTTAACTGCTCCCGCGTCATATTCCACACGTCCACGCCGTAGTTCTTTTTTGCCGCTTTATTGGCTAAGTCTACGCTCCCCTTACACAGGGCTATAACTTCTTCCTGCATGGCCTTTATCTCAGGGTCAGAGGAAAATGTGTCATAAACGTTGGGTTTAAATTTCGAGCGGGATGGAGATGCTGCATTGGTATCCGTTTCTGGCTGAAAAAAATCCTCACTCTCGCTATCGGACATTATCCCAGAGTAAGCGAACTTTGAGAGTTTCAACACAACGCGGTCAAACAACCTCTTATAAGCCATGGCGTATGGATAAGCGTTGCTACAGTTTTTGTCGCTTACCTCGCCCACTTCGTAAATACCCTGTTCATCATTGCAATAACTGTATACCAGTGAGTTTTTATATCCGTCCTTGTCAAAAAACACACAAGAAGGAGTGAACTTGCTTTCAAGACAGTCATTGATCTTTAAACACCCGTTGTGGCTGATTATTAGGCCGCTGTACGCCATCTTGTCCTTCTTCGCGGTGAGATTCATCAGTATCCAGAAATCAGCCTCCGCAAGGCCATATTTGCCGCTGTTGATAGCTTCTATTGCCTTTTCCTTTGCGGCAATATACTTGGGGGATTGCCATACCGGCTTATCTCCATCTTTTGTATGTTCTACAGTCTTTTCGTTAAACATGCTCCCCTCACTTTATCTGCAAATTCTGCTTTACAACGATTTCCGCGCCCTCTGCCGTCCCGCCGGATTTCAGAAACTCCTTTATCGCCGTTTTATTAGGCACGGGGGGCTTATAGGTCAGAAGCTCGTCATGCCCCTGCGCCGCCCACTTTATAAAGGCTTCCTCGTTTACCTCGACGCTTTCGGACTTTCTGAATGTCAGCTTGTTCCGCTTGCTTTCAAACTTTTCCTTATTGGATAGCTGCATCTGCGTTGCAAGGTATCCCTTAAGCCACTCGGCCTTATTGGCCTTTGCCTTGGCTCTAGCGGTGAGGTTGTCGGCTTCCTCCTTGATGCTCTTTGCCTCTGCGGCAAGGTTCTTTATCATGCAGGCCACGTTGTCAATTTTGTCATCGAGCTGCATATCAAGGCTTTCGAGGGTGTCATACACGGCTTCTTCGGGTATCTCTCCACGGTCAACCGCGTCCATGAAGTCATTGAGATTCTTCGCTATGTCGTAAAGTGACATTATCTCGCCTCCTGTTTTAAAAGATTAGGGTCATATCGGTCATAGTAGGTGTCCTCAAACGGTTTGTAGGCTTTAGCTAAAAGGTACTGCTCCATTACACGCCCTCCTTTTCTATCTTTTTGTCTATCGCGTCACGGTAAAGAGCTTTCCACAGGTCGCGGTCATGCCGCACTTCGGCAAGCTGTTCCGCAAGCATGACGATTATTTCATCTTTTGTCATTCCGCTTTCCTCCTTGGGATAATCAGTTCTTTTGATATGTTTTTAGCTCATTCACTCCACTTGCCTGGCGTTGAGCTTGCCGCGCTCGATCAGTTTGTATATTTCGTGCCTGTCGATGCCCAGCCGCTCCCTTGTCTCATGCGTTGTCAGCCACTCGCCGTCCACTTCGACGATCCACTTCTTTTGTGTACGCGGCGGCTCGCTTTTCCCGTCCGGCAAAAACAGCGGGCAGGCGCGGATGACGTAGGACTGTATAATTGTCGTGTAGTTTTTGCCGTGGTAATAGTCGCTGCTCTTCAGCGTTGTCTCCCTTGCCTCCCAGCCCTCAACGGGTTCGGGATCGGCGTGGCGAGACCAGCTGCAGCCCATGCCCGGCGCGTTGGTCGCCCTCCGGCAACGCCAGCACAGGGTTTGTCCGGTTATGCACGCTTCCATATCTATCTCCTTTTGCGGGGTGCAAAGGCGTATCCCGCCATGCACCCGATGAAAAACATCGGTATCCCCCAGCTGAAAAATGCTCCCCACATATTTGCCTCCTTACTTCCCGTTAAGTTTTTTCCTTATTGTCCGCGTCACGCTTTCGTGAAAATACCCGTTCACATCAAACCGCGTTCTTTCCTGCTTCCGGCGTTCTTCCCGCTTCCTTTTCTCCTGCCGTGCCGTTATATCGGCGACAAACTTTTCCCTGCTTACCACGGCTCACCTCACATAGTACCCGGCGCAGTTATCGTATTTGCGCTTCCGCCTGGCTTGCAGCTCAAGGCTTTTCTCGTCCTCTACCATTGCTGCCATGCTCCGCACCAGAACCAGCGGTGATCCCTCATGCGTGCCCTGGAGCCGCCCATCCTTGAGCATGGCGTAAACCGTCTTAGGATTCACGTTCAGCAGCTTCGCCGCCTGAATGGGTGGTACATACTCGCCGTGCATCTTCACCATGCGCTCTTCCAGCGCCCCGACGCTGTTTATACGCTCGTCCACGGCGGCGGTTATCATATCCCGCAGGAGTTTATCAAAATCGTTCATGGCTTATCTCCTAAATAAAAACCTTTCGCAGCTCTCTCCCGGTATCCGGTGCTTTATCCGTCCGTAGGCGCAATGCCCGCAGTTTACGGGGCTATATGCGCCGCCATAGTAGGTGTAGTGTTGATAGTAGTGCTGACAGTTGGCGCAGACTGGCTCCCGTTCTCCTATGTTGTATTTCATGGCTTCCTCCCGCTCGTTATAGTGTTCTAATCGCGCACTTCCTATTTATATTATAGTGTTCTAATCGCGCACTGTCAATACTTTTTAGTGCTCTATTAGCACACTTTTTTTGAACTCTCGTGTAGTGTACAATCAGTACACTACATAAGCGGAGGTGGCATTATGGATTTCGGCAAGCGCCTTAACCAAACAAGGAAGGAACGAGGAAAGACCGCTCAAAACATGGCTGATATGCTCGGTATTGGTATTCGTTCTTATCGTGCTTACGAAAGCAACACCCGCGAACCATACTATGAAACGTTGGTGAAAATCGCCGACTACCTTGACGTGTCTACCGATTTTCTTCTTTGTCGAGATGATTTTCTCGCAAAACACGCTGATTAGTTTCAAGTAAGTCCTCTAATTTGTCCCATATCCAGATAGCACCTAATTTGTCGCCTGTTTCAATCGCTTTATAGTAGCGGATATTTATCCCCAAGTATTCCGCTACCGCCTGTTGCGTAAGCCCTTTGCTCTTTCGGGCGGCTTGTAGGTTTAATCTCATAGCTTTATCCCTTTCCTTGGAGGTGTTTATGTCCCCAAACGCTGAAACTGTAACGCTTTCTATGTACTATGCTTATAAAGCTCGCGCCGCAGAGGGTGTCTTCCTCGATAAGGCTATTACCTTCGGCCTGGATTTCCCCGGCTTGCGCCCCGTGTTAAACGAGCTTGTGCGCTTCGGGGTGGTTCGCTCAAATACCATAGATACCGTGCAGCTTTCCTTGTCATTTATTAGCCATCTGGATAACGAGAGTAAGCAACGTGCCCAAAAAAGAGCTGAGGAGAACGAGAATGACGCCAAGGCGAATGTAGAGCAGATGAAGCAGTGGCGTCACGAATGGCGTATCGCACTTGTTTCCGCTTGCGCAAGCTCTATACTCACGCTCCTTATCGAGCATTTCACTGAAATACTCGTCTTTATAAAGGAATTTTTCCATTAAACCCTTGCGTTTCATCGTTTCCCCCTTTCGACAGATTGTGATAAATACTTTTCCACGGCTCGGGGAGAGGGGTAATAAAGCCGCCGCTGACGGTCACGTCCCCTACAAGCTCTACCTCGATTACGGGGGGCTTCCCTGCTTCGTGGGTGATGGTGTACTTTCGTACAATATCGCTTACCGATATGCCGTTGATGGTTATTTCTCCGCTTGTGTCGTTTGTTTTGATTTCAACGTGGTTTTTCATCGTTTCCCCCTTACGCCGTCCGTTCATCAGCTCTAAATAGTGTGTCTTTGTTTGTTAATCGTTCGCGGTCACTTGTGAAGTGTCTAAATTTGTAAAAAAAACTTCCGTAGGATTATCAATTCCCAGAATACTTATCATCTTCTCGGCATCCCTTATGGTCAACGTGTTCTTTTTTACTTTGGCAACTAAGGTGGATTCGCACATATCAAGCTCATGTGCCAGTTCTCTTTGTGTTTTTCCGCAACGTGCCAACGCTGCTCGATACAAATTTCTGTTAATTCTGACCGCCCCCTTGCGTCATTTATTAAGTGACTAAAGTGTAACATGGGTTTAGTCATTTGTCAAGTGTTTTTAAAAAAGAAATTGCATATTCTAAAGTGACGTGGTAATATATAACCGAGGTGATGATAAATGACCCTTGGCGATAAAATACGGGAGTTAAGAAGGGCCGCCGGGCTTACCCAAGGTGATTTGGCGAAGATGCTCAACACGACAAAGCAGACCATAGGGAAGTACGAACAGGGCATTGTATCTAATCTTCCTTTGTCTCGAATTGTCGAGCTTGCCAATGCGCTCAACACCAGTCCCGCCTATTTGATGGGCTGGACAAACGAACGACGCCGAATGAACCAAAGTGTGAGGATTGAGGCGATTATGAACAATTTGGACGAGAACGAGCAGCTTCAGCTTTTATCTTATGCTGAATTTCTAATGCAGCAGCATAAGAAAAAAGAAGGTCGGTAGCTTCCGGATCGTGCTTTAACTGTTCAACGATTGCAAGAATTTGTTCCCGCGTTGTCATCTATTCTACCTCCAAACACTTGTTCTGTTTTGATAATAACACGTTAGATTCAAAAAGAAAGGGGGAATTTTTATGAGAGTACCATAAGAGGGACTGCGCTCGCCGATGTTGCACAAATCGTGCCTCAAATTTAATCGGCAGGGGCGATTTCTCACCCCCGCCTAAGACGGTGGAGAAGCATCGGGGAACCGTCCTGAATAAAGCATAGCATTTATACCGCTCTAATCAATACTCATAAAGAAGCGTTTCGCTAACATTCTTGTTTTTTCGCCACACATAAATGAAGAAGGTGATACTATTTGTTGTTATATGAACATTTACGCGCCATGAAGGACGCAAGTAATATGACGGCGCAGCAGATAGCGGACAAAAGTAGTGTGCCCGTTGCCACGGTAAACCGCGTGCTTCAGGGCTTAACGGAAAATCCGGGGTTTGATACGGTCTACAAACTGGTAAAGGCCATGGGCGGGAGCCTGAACGATCTGGACGAGGATAGGGTGTGTGAGCCGGAATCGCTGACGCAGTTATACGAAAGAGGGTTAGAGTACAGGGAACGGAAGATAAAGAAGCTGGAACGCACGATAATGATAATAGCAGTATTTACTTTTATTGTTATGGCGGCGGTCATAGGAATGCTGGTATATGATATGATGCACCTCGATAGAGGGTGGATAATAAAATAAAGAATCCCCCGTGCCGAATTAGAGGGCGGCAACAGGGGATAAGGCGGATGCTTCTCCGCCTCCGATTTTAACACAACGGGAGGTTTTTGTAAATGGCAAGGCAAAGCGACGGGAGATACCGGGCAAAGGTGACGGTTGGAAACGGTATCGTCAAGTACGTTTCAGGCAGGACGAAGAAGGAGCTGGAGGCCGCAAAGGAGGCTATCCGGCAGGAATATATCACTGGCAGGAATACGCCGGAAAACGCCATGTTCGGCGCATACGCCATACAATGGTATAACACATACAAAAAGCCGAATATAGGCGCATCGGCGCAGAGCAGTTATAGAACCGCGCTGAATAAGCACATACTGCCGGTGCTGGGGGATAAGCGTTTAGCGGCGATATCCGCCATGGACTTGCAGGAGCTTATCAACTCAAAGGCGGATACATGCACAACGATAATTGAGAATGTATATCATATTCTGGAAAGCATATTCAAACGGGTATATACGGAAGGGATAATACCCCGCGATATAACCGTAGGATTAGAAAAGCCGTCCAAGGCAAAGGAGAGCCGCCGGGCACTGACGGAGGCGGAGGAAGCCGCCGCGAAGGTGCTGATGCATGAGGAAAACGGCCTGCTGGTGGCATTGCTGTACTATACCGGAATGAGGCTCGGCGAAGCCCTCGGCCTGCAATGGGAATGTGTAGATTTCAGGAAGAAAGTCATACACGTCCGGCAGCAGGTCAATTTAAGGAAGGGCACGATAACCCCGCCCAAGACGAAGGAGAGCATACGGGATATACCCCTGCCGGACGAGCTGGCGGAAATGCTCGTGCGGGGATTCCCGCAGGCGTTTGTATTCCCCGCCCCCGATGGAAC